AAACTTAGACTTACCTACAATGAATTGCTCCTTGTCATCATAGTCTTGGTTCTTATGAGGATCAGTCTTAACCGTAACACCTAGCTGTGTTAGAGCCTTAGCTGCTTTCTCTGACAGGTTACCTAAGTCTGCTTGATACTTACCAGACATATCGTTTACGTTAGCCATGCAGTTCCAGTAAAGAGTTGCATTAAATGTAATAGCCATAGTGTTTCTTCCTTTATTTAAAGTGTTTATAGTATTAGTATAACTCAGTAGTATTAGACTGTCAACAACTAATGTGTCTCTGCCCAATTATTTCCAGTCGTGTACTCAGCATCCAAGGGACAGTTCAGTTTGAAGTGTACCCCTGCCTGAATAATAGACTGCTTAATTAACTCGCCAACTTCTATAGCGTGTTCCTTCAGTACTTCCACTTGGAACTCATCGTGAACTACTGCTACCTGTCGAGCATCTAGCTTACGTTGTTGTACCCAGTGGTGCCATAGTATCATAGCGTACTTCATGATACATGACTCAGCTCCCTGTAAGTAGCAGGACAGGGCGAAGTGTGCTGACTTAATCTCTATGTATCTTTTGTCGAGTCCGACCAGTCTCCCAGTTCTAGCTGACTCTGCTGCTTGCTGTTTAAGGTTAGCAAGAGCTGGGAGGCTATCGAGGAAAGTCTGTTTAACTCTACGTCCATCTGTTGCAGTTCCGTTTGTAATAAGGCCAACCTTCTCATCACCAGCACCGAGTAGCCACGCATAGATAAAAGTTTTTGCGACTGATCGTCTACTGTGTTGTCTATGTTCTGCATCGTATTCTCCTTTGTCAATACCCATTGCATCTAGGTTCTTCTCATGTATGTCACCATTGACAACCTCATGAGTGTAGTCTGCGTCATTCATGTAGTGTGCTAGTATCCGTAACTGAATACCGGAAGCATCGCAACCCAGAAGAACATGAGTGTCAGGGTTGTCAACAGTGTAACAAGAACGACAATCATTTCCATAAGGTGAATCGTTCCCCGGTATGTTAGCAGTATTAGGGGAGTTATGAGACATACGATGAGTAATAGAACCAATAGAGTTAACACTGCCATGAACCCTGTCGTCATCACCGAGAGCATTGAACCATCCTTCTATCTCCTTAGACCTAGCAGTTAACATTGCGTACTCACCGAGCAACCTCAGCTCTTGTGGAGCATGTGCAGGGAGCGTGTCAAAGTTCTCTTCACATAACTTCCACATGTACTGTTGCTTGTCATCAAACTCTTCTTTAGTAATCTTCTTAGTGTCACCCCAACCTCTAAGCTTGTCATTAAGGCGGCGGTAACCTGATGTACGTACAGTAGGTGACCACCACTTACTAAGCCTACTAACTTTCTGCTTAGTAGAACTAAGGTTGAACTCTTGCCATTCGATACGTGTGAACTCACCACTAACAGTAGGCCATACATCCTCACCTAAAAACCTTAGACCTACGATAGATAACGTACCATCTTTCTTGTAACGTGGTGTGACTACACCCTTACTGATTGGGATAGCCGGGAATTTACTAAGTATCTCTAACTCTAACTGATTAGATTTGTTATTGAATAGGGCGAACAACTCATGAGCTTTCTGTACATCAAGAGCAAAGCCGTACTCCCTCTGATTTTCTAGAATGTGTTGGCTAAGATGTTCTATCTTGCTTGCCTCTACGCTTCCGAACTGTACGCCCTCTAACTTTAAATAACATGCAACCTTATAGTTAAGCTCAACATCCTGCTGACAACGGTGACGCATAGCATCACTGTACTGTGACCAGTCATCATGCTCAGGCTTGCCATGCCCTAGTATCTTACCCCAGTTAGCAAGACTATGACCGCCCTTCCTACCTTGCTTCTGTAAACGTGATACCAACAGTGTGTCAGTCACACGTAGTGCTCCAATCTTAATACCTAAGAACTTCTTAAGCATACGTAGATCGTAAGCTATAAAGTTGTGACCTATCCAACGGTCAACTGTATCTGCAAAGACTGCAAAGTCATCCAACTCATCAGGTCCAAAGAAGAATGTCTCACCTGTATTGTAATCCTTAGCAGCTATGCACCAGATACGTGTCGCATTGAACAGTAAACCATCTGCTTCTATGTCGCAGACAACTGTTCGTTTAGTCATCCTCTGTTTCCTCTACCTCAGTCATACGTCCTGTATGCTCATCGTAAAACAAGCGTGTTGCTATACCTGTCCTACCACAGAACCTGTTCTTTACTACACGGATAGTCGTAGTGTTGGCTTCGATGGGATCATCAGACTGTCCGTTCCGTTCGATACCCATGACAATGTTGGATAGCTGTCCGATACCAGCTGTTCCTCGTATGTCTGACAGACTAATTTTGCCACCCTCTTCAAGAGGTTTGCCCGACACTCGCTTGGTGTGAGCGATGATGAGTAGGTGGATGTCAAGCTCCACCGTGAGAGCCTTAAGCTTGTGTGCGATAGCATCTAGTGATCTCCTTTCATCGTTACTGTCATTGTCACTTACCATAAACGATATGTGATCAAGGATGACAAGCTTACAATCTAAACCCTTAGCAAAGTAACTAATCTTATCAGCTATGAAGTCAATGCTATTGTTCTCCCAACTATCATTGAGTGAGTGAACACGCTCAGTACCCCATGTATTAATACTTCCTTGCTTATGCTCATCCTCTGTGTGATGACAGTCAGGTAGATGGATAGGCTTAGACAAATCAAGACTAATCAGACCACGTGTTGTCTCCCATGCTGTCTCCTCTAGGTAGAGCAGACCGATAGGTGCTTCAACATTATGCTTGAGTACTTGGTAAGCTATCTCACGTGACACTGATGTCTTACCACTGCCACTGCCAGCTATCAAGGTAGTCATCTCACCACACCGCATACCATACGTCTTCTTGTTGAGTCCATCCCAAGGATAGTGGAAGGCCGCCTCTGCCCTTGGTTGTTTACTGATAGCGTAAGCAGCTTCATGACCACTGATGATGTCAGTAGCACGATACTTCTCTGCTTGCCACCATGCATGAGTGAACTCACTCTCCTTGCTACGCTCAAGGTACTCACCAATGTCATTGAGCTTAAGCTTAACGATCTTGGCTTTCTTAGGAAACAAAGAGGCTACCATGTTGGCGGCTTTCTTCCCCGGCTCATCGTTGTCCATACAGACAATGATGTTATCGTAGCTATCAAGGTACTCGTACTCCCTCTTGCACTGCTTGTATGCATCACTACTAGACTTGACACCAACACATGCATACTTACTACCTTGCATCTGGAATGCAGACATCGTATCTATCTCACCCTCACATACAGTGATGTACCTACCACCCTTAGTGAATAATGATTGACCGAATAGGACACCTTTACGTATGTCACCGACAGACATAAAGCTTTTATTAGACACAGTACGTTTCTTATATGCAATAGTGTCACCATCACTGTTAGTATAAGGGTAGTAGTGTTCTGTAACAATACCATCCTTAAGTTTAAGACGTACCTTATAGTACTTAACAGTATCTATTACTATCTTTCTGTCCTTAAGTGGCCCTACCTTAGTATCTTTTAAGTCAGGTAAGGATGGCGATGACGATAACTCTTTTATTGATACAACATTCATGTGTTGTGTATCTCCTTTACTTCCATGTGTATATGTTTCACAAACGTAACAGTACTGATGACCATCATCGTATAAGATGTTACCATCAGAGCTGTCACATTTATTACACTCACCTCTACTTACTTCAGTAGAATTAGTATAGTTATCACGGTTCATTGTTGTGTAACCCCACTGCATCCATGTCATTAGAGAATAACTCTACGTCTTCATCAGACAAACGACTGTAATTATCATCTATCCAACTAGCTGTAACACAAGTGTGGCACGGCATCCAATCACCATGCTTGTCTTGTCTCACCTGTACTGGTTCTAGTTGAGAGTTGCATATATGACATCTCATTAGACTTCTCCTTTGTTATATTAAGACTACTACTATTATTAGTATGTGTCAAGTTTTTTAGTATATGTGCAATGACATCAACAGTGAAGCCGTTGCCTAACATCTTGTATCGTTGTGTATTAGATACACCTTTAGTGTACCCATCAGGTACAGTTTGTAAGCGTTCACACTCAAGAGGTGTAAGCTTACGCCATTGGTATGGTTCAACAAAAACTTTAGGTTCTCTATGTCCACCAGTACAAGTAGTAAGTGTTGAGGATTTACCAGTAGCATGATAGACACGTTTGATTGCATCGTGTCCATTAAGATCAGCATCACCTATATGACATAACCCCTCGTAACTAAAGACTAATTGCCTACGGTGTTTCTTAAAGTAAGACTTTAAGTTACCGCCTTTAAAGTAATTAGCATCAAGACAATGTGCCTTAACCCTATCTGTTATACCATCTTCTAGTATATCAGCTAACACAATACCTTTATCTTCTGGTATCTCAAAAGGTATGTTAGTCCAATACAAACGATACCTATTTTGTGCTGACATTAAGTTAGAGTTGATAGCTACTGGCTCTACACCTAATGCTTTACTAATAACATCTTGGCTCTCTTGTTTCATACGTACATTCTCAAGTAGAAAGTACTTAGGTTTAGTCTCTTCAAGTATGCGTACATACTCAAAGAATAATCTACTTCTTGAATCGTTAAAGTTAAGTTGATTACCAGCAAAAGAAAAGCCTTGACATGGTGATCCACCTATAAGTAGATCAATCTTAGGTTTAAGATGATCGTGTAAGTGCTTGTCATTCCACGACAAATCAGTAACACTCCCCATGTGTATAGTTTGTGGATAGTTTTCTTTAGCTACCTTGATTGCGTACTTATCAATCTCACTAGCGTAGTACCTACATGGTACGTTAAGTTTGTCAAGTGCAATCCGAGCACATGACATGCCATCAAACAAAGACAATACATTCAGCATCCTACTCTACTCCTTGCTTTATCAAACGCATTGTAATACAGAGATTCATCAGCATCTTCTGCTGATGTATTCATTAAAAAACAAGCACCTTGAATACACTCTAATATGTACTCATCTTTTGATGGGTACATGCCAGCTATGTTATAGCGAAGTATATTCTCATCGATGTATGAACATACATTATTGTCGAAGTCTTCTATCTCATCTTCAGTCATCGTTTGCTTCTCCCTTCTACCAAATCATCAAAGTCTTGGTCATTGATGATCTTGAAATCTTTACACTCCAGCTCTTTGAAATGTTTAGCAGTCATAGGCCCCCAACTGTTAGCTATCCTAACACGTTGATGTACCTCATCAAACGTACCTTCAGCAGCTATGCAAGTTTCATAGCTGAAGTAGTACATAACATCTTTGATGATAGCGATACGTGCTTCAGTCTTTCTACCTGTTGGATTGTACAGTCTCATTTATTTTTCTCCTGTATTTGATGTAGTACCTACTACATGTTGTGTTTGCATAGCATCTTTCAATGCTTGCTTCAATTCCTTCTCACTCTTAGCACTCTTGACCTGTTCTGTCAAGTCAATTCGCCTGTTGTCAGGCATTAAGATTTCAAAGCTAGGCATGTTTTTAAACCTCCTGTTCTATCATTTTGATGACATCATCGAAATCATTTGAGTCATCGTTAACGCTTGCTAGTCCGTCAGCATAATCGCTGTCCAGCCCCACCACTTTTAAGAACTTTTTAGTTGGCATACCTTCTGAATGCCAGCGTTCCTTAGGGTTTTCTTCTAGACATTTTTCAATATCTAACAAGACCCCTAAGCAACAATAACGTGAACCATAGGAATCATCTTCAAACATTAATGAGCCAGTTCCCTGCTCATACTCTCCTGACTTGAGTGCATCAAGCCATCTGGTCTTCACACTTTTACGCATTTTCATTCTCCTCTTCCAATTTGTACTCGTATATTCTATCATTATTATATCTACCGATCACATTATGTGACCCATGCTTTTTCTTGCGTAGGTTCCTACACAATGCTGAGATAGAGCCTTGCCTATCGTAACCTGTACGGTTACTAAGCTCCTCTACTGTGACCCAGTCACCTTCTCTTAAGATTTCAAGGATTTCTCTTGTCCTCCCTTTCAAGTTAGTGGTCATTACAAAGGGCTTTAAGACAAAGCCATAATCAAATTCACCTTGTGACATACTCATTCTCCTTTTTCTAACCAAGTTTTTATAAACAAAACAAAACATAGAGGATACACAAGACAGAAGATACCCCCTACCATAAGCACCATAACCCAATCGTACCAGATCATGACCCTGCCACCAAGCATACAGCATAGAAGGATGCACACATTAGTAAGCATACTGCAAACGCTTTTATATATGATACGTTCATGATCTTGCCCACCTCTGTTTAGTGACACTAACTGAGTGAGGCTCATACTTACGCGTCGGTAACATCTTAAGAGGTGATGCACCTACAACACTACGCCAGTCCCACTTAGTGAAGACACCGACAGCCTCATCCAATGACTGACACACTGACGCACCACCCTTGCGAGAATGCACGTAATACAGCCCCTCCATAGTCTGGTCAATCGTACCAACCAGCTCGCTATCAAACAACACCTTCTTACGAAAGCGCCCGTCCCTTACTAACTTTATATTCATGATTCATATTCCTATTTAGTGCCACTAAATGGCATTGTAACTGGGAAACAACCACGCGAAAGCGCCTCGCAAATCATGCAAGGCGGCTTAAGCTCTGGTTGGGTTGGTGTTACTTTTTAGGTAACTCAGCTTGTAATTTAGTAAGAGCACCCTCAACATATTCGTGCCAACCATTATCTAACTTTTTAGTATCTTTTAGAATTGTTTTAAACAATGCTTTCATTTTTGCTTCTTTATCTTCTGGTTTAAAAGCTTTACGCATATCTTCCCATGTTTTGAAATCATTGAACTTATTCCCTGCTAGTACACTTCGTTTGGCTTCACTATAAGCTGTTGAAACAGCAGGAGGTGCTGAAACACCATCAACAGTCTGTGTTTTCTCACTATCTTCATTCCAAACTTTATAAGTATAACCCTCAGTATCGTATACATTTTGTTTAAAAGTGGATAGCTTGATACCAAGGTCCTCAGCTTTTTTAAGTTCTGCTATTAAGGTGATTAAACTACATTGCTTAGTCTCAGTGGCTTCTTTTGTAATATCCGAACTCTGAGATAGACCACGTGTTGCGTTTACTGCTGTTGTATAATCAAAAGTCATTTTAATAATTCCTATTTAGTGCCACTAAGTGGCGATTGAGTTGTTGCGAACCATTCGCAAGTAGGAAAACAGGTGTATTCCTATAATGTCACTATATAGATTTATTCAGGTAGGAGGTATGTTATTATTGCATAGCCGGGCTGCGTAGAATGCATAGCTACTTGGCATAGTTCTTGCATATGCAATAGACGGGCCAACAAAGTATATGCAAGTACTGTGCCATGTTGTTGAGAATGATTCGCATTATCAAGGGCTTAGTGGTTGAGCTGGCTAGCTGCGAATGACTCGCACTTGCAATTCAGTCTGGAAAGACTGTTGAGAATGCGAATGACTCGCAAGTAGGAGAAGTTGCTACTGAGAATCACTCGCAAGTGGACTGGGGAGAGCAGGGGTGCGGGGTCTCCAGAGTTCTTTTTCACACGACCTGACATTATCCTATAGAAATTCTAGAGTTGGAAAAGACACAAATAGTTCTTGACAGTGCGGCAAGAAGCGTGTACCCTATACTCTATAGTACTACTACATACTGGGGAGCGGCCTTAGAGTACTCTAGAGTATGACTACTACTATTACTAATATATAAGACTAAGAGTACTCTATAGTACTTGCTGCCCCTTAAATTATAATTAATAGCTTGACTTCTTTATGTCTTTAAGGTATAATAGTAGTATGATTAGAGCAATCTTTATCTTTATGTCTATAGTTGTAGTTAGCGGCAGTAGTTACGCTGAGACTATATGTAAGTCTCCTTTCATTGATTTAGTACATGTAATGGAAGAGAAATACCCTACATCGTCTAATCATCTTATGAATCCAGTACAAAGTAAACAGTTTGTCAGAGCGTACAACAACATGCCACCTAAGACTAACTTCACCTCTGACTCTGTTGTTATGTACACTAAACCTGCTGAAACTAAAGTTTTGTTTGTCTTAATTAAAGAGTTGTGCATACAGACTTGGACACAGTTAACATCCCAGCAATTTAACTTTATGATGCAGAGGGCAACAAGCATTGAGTAACATAATGAAAGATAACGTAGGACGTTACCGTACTCAATCTCTCTTTAGAGAGTTCTACGTACATACTTCTACAGGCTTAGCACCTATATGGACTTTAAAGGATGAAGACCCTCAAGGGGAACTCCCTAGCCTCAAACGTATCTATCTAGACTATGAAGACCCTACTGAGTATAGTTTTGCTATGGCTACCTTCGGTAACTGGCAGCACTGGCTCAAGATAAAGAACTCTAAAGCTATTCAACTTTACATAGAAGATTGGCCTATAGAACTAGAGGTACGTCTTAAAAGTAAAGGTATCTTAGGAGTGGCTGCCGAGTTAACTGGTAAGAATGCCTTCAGTGCAGCTAAGTTCTTAGCTAACAAAGGATGGCAGGACACAGCCAGTAAACGAGGCAGACCCTCCAAAGAAGAGATTGCAAAGGAAACAAAGATAGCTGCCAAGCTCCAAGAGGAAGTCTCTGATGACATGGCACGTATAGGTTTGTCTATTGTCTCTAACTGATGAGCACGTTAACATACGGAGTGCAGCTGAGTCAGACTTAGTTACATTCATTAAGTTAGTATCTCCTCAGTCTATCTTAGGTAGTCTACACGTAGAGTTATGTCAATGGTGGACACGCCAAGAGTCTAAAGCGTTACAGTTATGTCTTCTACCACGGGACCATCAGAAGTCTCGTATGATAGCTTACAGAGTAGCTTGGTACTTAACAAAGTATCCAGACCATAGAATTTTATATATAAGTGCTACAGCTAACCTAGCTGAGAAACAATTAAAGTTTATTAAAGATATCCTTACCTCTACAATCTATATGAGGTACTGGCCTGAAATGATTAACGTAGAGGAAGGAAAGCGTGAAAGATGGACAAACAATGAAATCTCTGTTGACCATCCTCTCAGGAAGAAAGAGGGTGTGCGTGATCCTTCGATCTTTACAGCTGGACTTACAACATCAATCACTGGCCTACATTGCGATGTGGCAGTCTTGGACGATACAGTTGTTCCAGAGAATGCGTACACTGATGAAGGCCGTAACAAAGTTAAGACCCAGTACTCTCTACTCTCATCTATTGAGGGTGCTGAAGCGAAAGAGTGGGTAGTAGGTACTCGCTATCATTCAAAGGACTTATACAATGATCTTATGGAGATGCAAGAAGAACTATTTGATGATGAAGGAAACATTGTTGACTACTCTCCACTCTATGAGAAGTTTGAGAAACAAGTTGAAAACAGGGGTGATGGAACTGGTGAGTTCTGTTGGCCCAGACAGCAGCGCTCTGATGGTAAGTGGTTTGGTTTCGATCGTAAAATTCTAGCACAAAAACGTGGCAAGTACCTAGACCGTACCCAGTTTTTTGCTCAGTATTACAACAACCCAAACAACCCTGAGGGTACAGGTATAACGCCAGATAAGTTTCAATACTTTGATAAGGCACACCTGACTAGACAGAAAGGTTACTGGTTCTACAAAGGACAGCGCCTTAATGTCTTTGCTGCTATCGACTTCGCGTACTCACTAAACAAACGGTCTGACTCAACAGCTCTAGTCGTTGTAGGTATAGACCCTAACCATAACTACTATGTCTTAGATATAGAACGGTTTAAGTCTGAAAAGATCAGTGAGTACTACGCTTACATCCTACGAGCCTTTGTTAAGTGGGACTTTAGAAAGCTAAGAGCTGAGGTAACAGCAGCACAGAAAGCTATTGTACAGGAGCTAAAGAACTCCTACATCAAACCTAACGGACTATCTTTGTCGATAGATGAACACAGTCCTAACAGGCATGGTGGTTCTAAAGAGGAACGTATCAGGTCTATCTTAGAAGCTAAGTATGACAACCTATCTATCTGGCACTACCAAGGAGGTAACTGTCAAATCTTAGAAGACGAGTTAACACAGGAGCATCCTCCACACGATGACGTTAAGGATGCCCTAGCTTGTGCCATTGAGATAGCTATACCACCTAGCCAGATGCATATGAACAGTAACGGACCACAGAACAATATAGTCTACCACAGTAGATTTGGAGGAGTATCAGCGTAATGGCAACACGTAAATCATTAACATCAAGAGGGTACACCTCTGTTCAAGCTGGTCCTTCAAGTACTAACAAGTTCCTTAATCCACCACGTTTTGTTGAAGAATATGAAACAGTTGCTCAAGGTGTGGCAGCAGCTCAAGACTTACGTACAGCTAAGAATGCTGTAGGCCCAGCTGCTCAACCGCTACGTCCTAGAGCTAGAGTAGAGGAACAACAGATTAGTGAAGGGTATACTCCTAGTCGTGCTGACATGCCACAAATGGATTTATCATTAGTGTCTGATGAAATAATAAGTGAAAGAGCTGCTTCTCAAAGAGCTAAACTAGATGGCGCTCCTTTAAGTTTTGGTTTGATGACATTATTTACTCCTCCTATGATATCAATGGCAACTGGAGCAGCTACTAGTTCTATGTCAGGCAGTGTTGAAGCTCTTGAAAAAGAACAAAAGACTAGGGAAGTTGAAACAATAATTAATAAAAAAACTGCTAGAGAAACTTTTTCAAGTAAGATAAGTAAAGCTCTTACCCCTAACTTTGACTTTGACTTTGACTTTGATATAGTTGAAGGAGTAAAGGAAGGTGTTGACACACTTGATAAAGCTTATCAAGAATTAGTAAACCCTAGTAGGACAACTAAACAAGAACGTGAACTACGAAATAGGCAAAACTTTGAAGGTAACCCTAACCCAACTAATTATGAACGCTTTGGACCCTTTTCAGAAAGCATGGAAAGGACTACTACAACTCCAGAGGAAGTCTACGATACTTTAAGAAATGCTGGAATAGCCGCACCTAACTTAGGTTTACTTGCTCCTAACATAAATTTAGCTCCAAAAGCAAAAGCATATAAAGTTAGTAAAGTTTCAAGAAATCCATTTAACATAAACAGAGTAAGAGTATCTTATGAACCACCAGCTTTTGAACCAACAGCTTTTGAACCAACAGCTTTACAAAAAGCAAAACAAAACGCTCAAGCAGTTACGTTAGCCCAAAAGCAGCAAG